GTTCATATACGTTCAGATAACGTATCAAATTCCTGTGGATAACTTTGCTAGCCAACCTTGGATATAGGTGTACATCGTTTCGCAGCTTTCTCCGTTTTTTGAGTTCAGCGGCCCTATGGGCGCTGATGAACACTTTCGTCCGGGCAAAAAAAAAAGCCCGGCGAACCGGGCTCAAGTCACACAGGGGATCTGTGTTCTGATGCAGTATATCGCCGAATGATTCCGACGACAGTACCGAAATGTTTTTGATCAGGTCTTACCGCACGATACCCCTGATAGGTGCGGCTGATGTGCATCAATTTGAGACCTTGTCTCAGCATGATTGAGCGGGCATCCGCCAGTGCATCCAGCGGATTGGTTTTGATGTTAAACATGACTCTCCTTGAGTCGATACAAGGCGTATCGTTTGCCAGTGTTTGGGTTCTTTACCATGTTCGTATCGATCACATAGCCACGGGCTCTGAGATCGTAAATACGACCGGGTAGGTTAACGCACTGGCAGTGCTCAATCGAGTCCATGCGATGAATTGATCCGTTGCGTCTCATGAACGCCAGTATGAGGTCGCACTGAGCGTCCCCGGTAGGCGGATCATCTTGAAACGATTGGGATTCATACGCCGTTGCAGGTCGAACCACAGCAGACAAGGCGGCAGGCCCTGACTCAAACACACGTTCCGCAAAATCATCTGCAGACTGTTTGCTTTCTGCAAAGTAGGTGACAGTGCCACCCTCTGCGTACTCGACTGTTATTGCATGTTTCATAATATTCCCCTTTGTGATTTTTGGGCTGACTCATCAGTGCAACGCGCCCATGTGTTGCAGACGCCCCGAAGGGCGTTTCGTCATACAAACTCCGCTATGTTTTCGGCAGTGTTACGACCGCGAACTAAGCGGTGCGTGACTCTGACCTGTTTCCCGGCGAGGCTTTCCCAGTTGACACCGTAAACCCACCCGGCATTGACTGGCGTATAGAATACGTCAGCCGTACCGGGCATATCGCCCACGACGATCATGTAACGTGGATTGCCTGACCGTGAATTATTTTCGCGGAGTACCTGTAAGCATGTACCAGTTGTTTGCATTGTGTGCCTCACTTCGTTGAGATTGGTTCGATTGAGATTGATGCGGTGTGACTCATTGCTACTGCGCCGTCTTTGGTGAAGATTTGCAGTATGTCGCACCGTCCAGAATGGAAATAAGCTTTCGCCATGTTTACGGCATCGGCCTTGGTCGAATACCACTCCGACTCTCCAAGTTGGTTGCCCTCTTTGTCGAGCCAAGTGACAGCCCAAAGCTTCCACTCATCGCTTTCAAACCACACGTTGATGTGATGGCATCTTTCAATGTATTCCATGATTATTCCCCTGTGTGTTGCCCTGACATCGTCAGACCGGGTAAGGCAAGAGTCCCGATGACGCACCCGAAGGTGCGTTTCGTCAGTAGTTGTATTGCTCTGCGCGATAGTCGCGCGTGGTGGGCTCAAAGGTGAGGTAGGCATTCAGTGTCACCTGAGTGACATGACCCGGACCTTCAAGGCCATCGTAGAACGATGTGATCCACTGAGCAGCTTGATACCAAGAGTCAAAACGGTACATACCATCCGACTCGCACTGATCGCAGTCACGAGACTTGTGATAAAAATACACGCTGTCTTGGTGAATCAATCGCTCAACCTCGAAGAACATGTCATCAAACAACTCACCTAATTTTTCGTGCGTTGTAGGCTTGATCATGGACCAACTGAACCCGCCATTTGGGTAGTAGTCGGCAGTATCATCAATGTTGTGAATGATCTTGTGACCTTTCAAAGCCAGAGGCTTGAACCAGTATTGCTTCAACCGAGATTTCAGTTGGTGCTTACTGAGAATGGTCTGAGGCTCAAACGTTCCGTCGGCCTTGAGATGGCCGAATTTGTACTCTTTGAGATATTCGTGAATGAAATTACTCCAGAGTCGATCAACTGCCTCAGCACGTTCGCTGTGTGATTGATCAAGTGTGTGCGGAAGTAATGCAAATTCAAGACGTTTCCAAAAGCTCATAATGTTTCCCCTGTGTGTTGCCCTGTCTCATCAGTGTGGGTAGGGCGTGATCCCACAGACCGCCCGAAGGCGGTTTCGACTAAGCGATTTCGGCAGTTTCTTCGGTGACGTAGTCACAGTAGTACGTGACCTGATCACCTTTGAATCGGTCGAACACCGGAAAGTGAACGGCGATAAAGCGAAACTCCATGTTGCTTGAGCTATGCGAATGCTCGTTTTGATACACCCAATTCACAGCTTTGAGATAACCAACGTCGAAGTCATCGTCAGGCACTGGGTCTTGGTCGAGACGACCGCCCGGATGTGCCACTGCTGTGACTTGCAACATTGGAATCCACTGTGATGTCTTCCACTCAGACCACTTACGGCCATCTTTTCTGCGGAATTGACATGCGTATGAATTAGCTTGGATTAGATTTTCCATTGTATTTCCCCTGTGTTGAGATACCTGTCTCATCAGTGCCGGGAGGTAAACCCCGGTCAGACGGGCCGAAGCCCGTTTCGACTAAACATAGTGCGCGATGCGGTAAACAATTTCGTATGCTTCTTTGTGAGTTCTAGCATTTAGAATGATCTGCAACACTTCCCACTTCGCTCCGATCCTTGCTTGGTAGTGCTTTCTAACCAATGTGTTATTGGTCAACTCCAGTTCGTTTTCATCGCTTTTGATGTCGTTGAAAATTTCCAAGATTTTGTGTTTGTTGATTGTGTAAGTCATTGTGATTCCCCTGTGTGTGGCCTGTCTCATCAGTAGCAGTAGGCCGTATCTGCTAGACGCCCCGGAGGGCGTTTCGACTCAATTGTGAGCAGGATCAGATTCCCATTCACGCGATCCCATCGCATAGCCAAAGAAGTGCCAATGTTCCAAATTGATTTGGTCAGCGTCAGCGACTCTGTTTGCTAGGTGTCTAGCGTCGCCCTGCGTCTTCAACACTTGCTTATGCTCATAGCGATAACGAGATTTGGCAGTGATTGAGTGAACAACCCAACCGCGCGAAGGATCAAACAATTCCCAAACTTCAGCGAGTTCGTTTACTTGATTTTGCATTTTGTATTCCCCTGTGTGTTTCGCGAATACTGTCGCTCATCAGTCAGGCTGATTGCCTGAGACACTAGGGGGGAATAGTTAACTGGCTGATGCGTAATGCGAATGTTTGAGTGAGACCTTGCTGTAACAGCGGAACCCCGAAGGCTGTGAAGCGATCAGGCGCTGAGACCATCCAGAAACCAGAAACACCGTCAAGGCGCAGGACCAGATAACCAGAGAGCAGGTTTTTAAAGAACTTTGCGCCGGGGCCGCCGGGCAGATCTGTATGGAACCACAGTGTGACGCATTACGTCAACACCTATGTGAAATATTTTTTGAGAGGTACACTGTGAAGTGCGCGAAGGCGCGGGTTCCCTCATAGGTTGGCCCTGTTTCGGCAGGGCATTTTTTGCGGAGAGGCAACGTGGCAAGAAAAGAGAGAGTATCGAAACGGCAGATGAGCACGATCTGTGATGGGATCGTTGACGGCCTAAGCCTGAACAAGATTCTGGCAGGTGATCCATCGTTGCCGTCTTACAGGACGATCATGCGACACATTCAGGAAGACGATGAAGCGCACGATCAATATCGGAAGGCCCGAGCGATTCAAGTCGAAATGCTCCGGGATGAAATCATTGATCTAGTCGAACAGCCGTTACCGGACGATCCGAAGATGGCACAGGCTGAAGTCGCCAGACGACGTTTAGAGGCAGAGCAGAAAGACAAGTACGTTCGTCAGCTTCAGCCTCTTGGGTTGCGTAACAAGGCAGACGATCAGAACGCCGGGATGTCTGGCACGATCACGTTGAAGTGGAATGATGCTGAGAGCGCATGAGAGGCTCTGTGAGCGTTTCTGTCGATATCGGAACGTCTTTGGTACATGTTTGGTACAGCGTCTTGCACAGGGCTTTGTGTGAGGTGAGAGAGTGTAAGCCAATGATGACAAGGGTTATGGGATTGGATGGCATTGGGTACACATATATAGAGTGTCCTGCGTGGCAGTGGTCGCGCGGGCGAGGCATTCATCCGGGCTCGATCGAGGCATCGACCCTCGGCGATTTAACATAATATGGATTATGCGGCGCGAACATCTCAGTACCCATGCGGGTTTCAGCGATCGCCCGGAGAAAAAAGTGTTCGATCGATGCGCGAATCGCGGGTGCTACCTTTCCAAACGCGGCGACCCCACATACCCGACGCGCCGCCCGCCGATATAGATCGTATAAATACCGTGCATAGGAGTGTCTACCTGTGACTGAGATCCACATACCTTATAGCCCTAGACCGTTGCAGCGCAGCTTGCATGACGAGTTGCACAACAAGCGTTGGGGCGTAGTCGTTTGCCACAGACGTTTCGGAAAGACCGTTATGGCGATCAACCATTTGTTAAGGGACGCGATATTAACTGACAAGACAAATCCGAGGTATGCGTATATTGCGCCGACGTACCGTCAGGCGAAGAACGTTGCGTGGGACTACCTAAAACAATTTGGCGGGGCAATCCCGATGGTGAGGTTCCATGAGACTGAATTACGTTGCGATCTACCGAATGGAGCTAGGATTCAGTTGCTCGGTGCAGAGAACCCGGATTCATTGCGTGGTATTTACCTTGACGGAGCCGTTCTTGATGAGATGGCTGATATGCCTGAGTCCTTATTCCCAGAAATCATTAGACCTGCTCTTTCGGACCGCAAGGGCTGGGCGATCTTTATTGGGACGCCCCGTGGTCATAATGCGTTCTACGAATTGTACGAGGCGGCGACAGCGCAAGACGATTGGTTTACCGCTGTGTACAAGGCAAGCCAGACTGGAATATTGGATGAAGAAGAACTGAGTGCAGCTAAGGCAATGATGTCGGCTGACCAGTTTGAGCAGGAGTTTGAGTGCTCTTGGGTTGCGAATGTGCCGGGGGCCATCTTTGGTAAGGAGTTGCAAACATCTCATGAAGAGGGGCGCATCACTGAGATACCTTATGACCCCGGTTACCGGGTTGATACATGGTGGGATTTAGGCGTAGGCGATTCAACTGCTGTCTGGTTTACCCAGACGATAGGGCGATCGGTCCACGTTATTGACTTCTACGAGAACCGAAATGAGGGGCTGCCGCATTATGCCGGGGTGCTTCAGCAGAAAAACTATCTGTACGGGACGCATAACGCACCGCATGACATTGAGGTCCGGGAGCTTGGTAGCGGAAAATCTAGAAGAGAGGTTGCGTATGAGCTCGGCATCAACTTCCGGGTTGTGCCTAAATTGCCTCTAGAGGATGGGATTCATGCAGCCCAATTACTTCTACCTCGGTGTCTTTTTGACCGCGACAAGTGCAAAGATGGGCTTGAGTGTTTACGTCACTATCATCGGGCGTACAATGAGAAGGCAAGAAGTTTTCGTGCGACCCCGGTCCATGATTGGAGCTCGCATGCAGCGGATGCATTCCGGTATCTTGCCGTAGGCATTCAAGAAAGTAGACAATATCAGCGTCCGCCACAAGCGATTGCGGACTCTTCGTACAATCCATTAGGAGCGGTAGTGTAATGGGTAAGGTAGTAGGAAATGTTGTAAAGGGCGTGGGTAACGCTTTTTCTAGATTATTGGGGATTGACACCAGCCCACCGAGTCTCCCTCCGGTCCCTCCTGCGCCACCGATCCCCCCGGTGACTGTTGTGACTGCAACGCGAGATGCGACGAAGGCAAGCATGAAAGATCGTCGCCGGG